GACGGACCAAGCTGTGGTCGTTCGAGGTCAAGCTGCTGATCAACCGGTCAAACGTCCGAGAGTGCTTCTTCCAGTCCGTCTCGAACTCGTCGTGGTCAAACTTTGGCTACCTGGTGGCTGCCGAGATCGAGGGGCAAGACACGTTGAAAGAACTGCGAATGCTATTTGCAGCCCACGGCATTGGCCTGATCAAGCTGGATGTCGATAACCCGTCAGAAAGTCAGGTTCTGATCCCGGCCAGGGAGCGCGGCGAGATCGATTGGGACACTGCCAATCGTCTGGCAACCGAAAACAAAGACTTCCTGGAGTATGTAAAGCTGGTGAAGCAGTTCTACCAGACCGGCGAGGCACGTCTGGCAGACTGGGACATTCCCGAGATAGACGACTGATCGGCTATTCCAGATGTCCGATCATGTCGACGCGTTCATCTCCGCGCTGAAACGCGCCAAACCAACTATCTGGTGAGTCGGCGCGAGTGCGTCGCATCATTAGAGTGAACCCCTCGCAGCCACGAGCCTTGGCGGTGACAAAGTCGGTGGTATCGAATTTGGCCTCACGCACCAGTGTTGTGGCTACCGACTTCATTGCAGACTCGAACAAGTCGAGCAGACCGTCCTGTAGGCTGGCGCCGATGTTGCACGAAGTCACGTCGTCGATGATGGCGATTTTGAACCTGTTGCTCATGGGTAATGCTCCTTATTTGCGTGGATGCCATGAACGCGCTGTTCGGGGATGAAGGCAAGCTCTTCCGGACGTTTCTGGTTCAGGTGTTGCGAATCAGCCAAGTGGCCTCTGCCTCCCGGCGAGTGACAAGTCCCGGCAGCACTTTCCCGCCGCCATAAATCCATCGGCGCAGCTCCATACCAGCAGCGACCCAATCCCGCTGATTTACTCGCCGTCGGAATGTTGATGTTTGTAGTCGCCCCGCGCCAAGGTTGAAAGTGAAATCCACAGTGGCCGCGAGTCGCCCCTCGGGCTCGGTGGCCAGTACCGGGCAGTAGCGCAGCGTCGCTGCCAGCGCCAATTGCAGGTCTTGCGCAAGATAGCTTTCGGCTTCAGCTACCGTGATTGGAGGGTGTTTTGGATCGCAGAGATGACCGTAGCCAATCGTCCAAAAACCTGCTGGGCACAGATATGGATGGGCGCGACCCGGGTCGACCTTTGGCACTCGGTAGAACCCTTCAAAGTGCTTAGCCAGATCAATCGCAGCTTGAGGCACGGCCATCATGACCGCACTCGATCGAACACACGGCCAAGGAACCAGAAGTTCAGCACGCCAGCCCACAGCGCCTGATCGGCCTCCGTCCAGGCGTGCAGGATGGCCGTTCCCCAGCCAGCGCCAGCGGTCACGGCGGCCGCAAACGCTGCCGTTTTGGCCGCGCAGTACAGCGCCATGAACCAGTAGGTGATCACCGGACGGACACTGGCAGACAACGCATCAGCCCATCGCACACCCGTTTTCTCACCCTGGGTGCGGATAGCGTCTTTCAGTGCATCGATGGCACCGGAGTTCCAGGCGGCATCAGCACTGGCTCCAATCTCTGCCATGCGTGATGCGCCACGCAGCTTTTCGAACTCCAACGCCTTGTCTTGCATGGCAAGTTCATGACCTCGCTCGCCATTGCGATCCATCCATTTGAGGAGCTCGGGTGCCAATCGAAATGCGCCGCCCAACAAACCACCCAGCAATGTTTCAATCATTGGCCACCTCCAAACACCTTGAACTTGATCGCAGCGCCAGTCACCAAGGCCAGTAATAAGCCGGTGGTGATGGTCTTTACAACCGTGCGCCAGGCAGTCAGCCGCGCCTCGCGCCAGGCATCCAGCAGGTTGCGCAAAGCGCGGATGTCCCGCGCGGCGTCCTCACCATCGAGACCTACTTCGTGCAGTGCATGCAATGCGCCCTTCTCCGCGGCTTGTTCCAACATGGCTGCGAACTCTTCCTGGGGCACTGTAACCATGCGCCGCCGCTCAACTTGAGTGGTTTCCATTGCTTTCCCTCCAGACATAAAAAAACCCGCCACTGGCGGGTTGGGTTTGTTGATTTCTACTCATTTAAATGGCAATGCCAGCGCTCCAGCCAGCCGCTTTGTAGGCGCTCAGTACCGCCTCGTCTTCAATGAAGCAAAGCCATCCCAGTTTGGGAAGGTGGTACTCCCATACATCGCCAATGCGCACGGCAACTTGTCCAGTCTTGCCAGCCCAGACGCCAGTGGCTCCGGTGGGCACGATGTAGCGGTCGCCATTGACGGGGCTTGCGGGTGGCGTGGCGAGGCCTCGGTCCTTAACGGACAGCCCGACCACCGCACCCAAGCGTTTGAGGTTGGCGTCCATGCCGGTATCCCAGCCGGATTCACCCAGCGTCCAGTTGTAGTTCAATCCCAAATTCGGATCGGTCAGTGACATTGGTATCTCCTTTAGTTCGGTGCCGCCAACACGCGGCGGCAAATTTCAGCATCGTCATAACCAGTGCGGCGATGGGCTTGGTTGGCATGCTGTCGCCAGTAGCGACCCACGATGGGTAAGTGCAATACAGCACCGCGCTGGGCCAGCCTTTGTGTCAGCATCCAGATTTGGCAACCATGCATGGTCATTAGCAAAGGCTGCTCGCGTAGGACGGGCTCCCTTCGCATCACGATCAGACCGTGCACGTGGCTTGCGCTGTTTGCATGCTGCCAGCGGCTATAGGTATGGGGACGTCGCTCATGTTGCTTACCCTGCGCATCCATGTGCGCCTCGTCGGTGTAGGCCATCAAGGCCTGTGGACAGGAATCCAGCGCGTCGGCGAGTTTCGCAAATGCACTGGCCTCGTACCGGTCATCGGGGTCCACAAAGGACACCAATGGCAATTCGCCACAGGCAAACCCCAAGGCTCTGGCTTGACCGATATACCCAGGAATGCCGGGCAACACGTGCAATTCAATGGGTGCCCCTTGCAGGCTCTGAATACATTCCTCTCGCCAATCGCTGGGCTCTTCCAAAGAGAGCAGGTGAACATCAATCCGGGGAGCCATAGCTGGTACACGCCTTTGCCACTTACGAACATTGGTTAAACGCGAGTGCGCAGTTCCCGCCGTATCGCATCAATTTCTGCCTGACCCGATCGCAGGTGCGCCTGGCGGGCATGCTGGCGCCAGTGGCGACCAATGATGGGCAGATGCACCACGGGCCTGGTTCTGGTGATGCGCAGGGTCAGCATCCACTCGGCATACACATGCATGGTCGCAATGAAACTCAGATGCGCCTTTGCTGCACTATGGCGATAGACCACCAGGCTGTGAACCAGGCTGGGTGAATGGGCATGGGCGTATCGGCTGTAAGCAAGGTTTCGGACCGTCCGGTTCTCTGCCTTGGCATCCATGACGGTTTCGTCGGTATAGGCCAAGCCTGCGGCAGTATTTTGATCAAGGGCATCCGCCAGTTGGGTAAATGCAGCAGGCTCATAGAGGTTGTCCGGATCGAGAATGACGGCATAAGGGCAACCTGCCTGGGCGAAATGGTGCGCCATATCGGCACCAATGGTGGTTCCCCGGTCCGTCGGAACCACGTTGAGGTTGATCTCCGCGCCGCGCAGGCTTTCCAGCGCAGCTTGCTTCCACTCTGGTGGCTCATCAATTGTCAGCATGTAGGCATCAATGCGTATGTCACTCACACATCACCCCAGTGCTGGCCGTAGCGCAGTCCATAGCCTGCACGTTGTACTGTGCGGCGCTGCAATTGCCAGCTTTCCCAGGTATCGCGCACCGATTCGATTTCGACCGTGACGGTGTCGGCCAGGATTCCACCCTCTGCGGCAGCGGTGGCGACGTCCCATGTGTAGTTGGAACCCGTGGTGGCTGCACTGGTGTGAATCAGGGTGCCCGCTGCATCGCGCAGGTAGACCACATAGGTAGTGCCAGGCTCGGGGCCCACATTGCCAGCGTCCTGGTGCACCAGATAGGCCGTTTGCTGCGTGCGGTCCCGATGGGTCCAAGTTACGGCAAGGTCGCCAGCAACCACTGCCGGACTGGCTGCGCCATTGATGCGCACCCGACCTGGTGGGTACGGCAGACCTTGGCGCCCCAGCAAATCTATGGGATTGGCGTTGTCCGCCGGATAAGCGGCACCTTGTTGGAAGCTGGTTTTGGGGATCATTGAGACGTACACGGATTCACCCGGTGCACGGTCTATGCCCTCGCTGGCGGCCCAGTCTCCGACAGCAACCAATCGGGTGCCTGCAGCGTGGGATTGCGGTGTGGTGTCCAACACGCCGCGTGCCAAATCGACCGTAGATCCGTTGAGATCGACAGCGAGTATCTCCACCGCCTCACGAATCTGGCTGCTGGCATCCACCAGGTAGCCATAGTCGCCCACTTTGATGCGGTCTACATGGATGGCGGCACTGAAAGGAACGCCTATGGCGTGCGACTCCAAAAGCGCCAAAGCGTCGGTCAAAGTGACCATGCCCGCATAGTCCGCCGTCGCCCGGCTTTGCAGATCCGCCGCTGCCATCCCTGTAGTGAGCTGCCAATTGAGTTGCGCGCTGCCCGCGTTGACCGCCAATGCACCAATCCAGGTATCGGTGTCATTCACATAGGCCATATCCGAGCGGGACAGTCGCCGGGCGATCTCCCAATAGGGCAGCTCAAAGGCAAGCGCCAAGGCTGGTGGTGTTGGCACAGTGACCGGCGCTTGCCAGGCCTTGGGCTCATCGCGCACCGCAGTCGCATCCAGCCCAAATACGTCCTCCACCGCTTCGATCAGCAGTTCCGGCGCATCCAAGGTTCCCGCATCCACACTGACAACCCGGACCACCATTTGCTCAATACCCAAACGCAGCCAATACAGGTTGAACACATCTCCGGGTAATGGCTGGGCCGTAAGCGTACTTCTGGACACACGCATGCTCAGGCGCGCCAGCGGGGTTCCCAATGCACGCAGGTCCCGCACCGCCAGTCGGGCGGCCAATGGTCCGTAGCTGACTCCGGGATAGTCTCGCCTTTGGTTGATCACGCCACCCTGCAAATGGATGGCGGCCAAATTTTCTGCAGCGACGGTGCGTTCTCCACCCGAATCCCAATCGGTATAAACCACCGTAATTTCATTGGGAAGTTCACCCCATTGGGCACGCTCAAAGCGGTCGAGTGACACGATCTCATCCGGCCCCAACACGGGCAGTGACGCCGCCGAGTAATCACCGCGCACGAGCTTTATCTCAAAGTATCCCGTCTGCGGATCGGTGTACAGGATCGCGCCCACATGGTCCAGCACTTGAGATATGAAGGTCTCAATAGGCTGCTGGCGGGTCCACAAAAAGTTCAGGCCGAAGCCTTCATTGTTGAATGCCCAGGCAGCATTCCAAAAGCTGGATCCCATACTGGTATCTGGATAGCCCATGCCCCAATGCGGGTTGGTCAGGCACTCGGCCAGGATATGCGCCGGGTTCATACCGACGGTCACGGTGTCATCCTGCTCTGCGTCCCAAACGGTCACCTCTGCGGACGATGCCATCCAGTTGTTCGTTCCCCAACCTTGGGTAAATCGCCGTACCCGAACCGCCCAGGGTTTGAGATAGGGGTTGTTGGCAGCAAATTGGATACGACGTGCCACCAGACTAAGTACACCCCGAAAGGCCGGAATCAGTGCCCCCAAATGGGACTGTAAATAGTCATTGGGTGCTTGGGTCGCCTGGCCCGACAGGACATCCACTACCCCCACCACGCCGCCCTCACGTTCATCACCACCGAACAGTTCGGGCTGATTGATACCGATCTGAGAGAGGCCATACCCGACAGGTAGCGATACCTGATCGGCATGTCCCCACGCGGTGCGTTCACCAATGCGAATTTCTTGCACCGCATCCACCGGTCCATGGCACAGCACCAGATGCAGCCCGATGCTGTAGCGGTAGCCGACGGTCTTGGAACTTCCTCCACCACCCATGGCTAGGTCCTCTTGCCTTGAGCATGGACCACCACGCGCTCTGCCATGGCGTCACCCGTAGCCAGCAAATCGGCAGCGTCGAGCCCGTCGCGCAAGAAGGCTTTGAAGTCCAAGCCATGGCGCTCCATAAACGTGCGGGTGCCGCCCACACAAAAGCCGAGCTCTCGGGCGTCCTGGATGGTGACGCGCACAGGAGTGACATCAGACAGGGATGGCATATCTGGGGTAACAGGATTTGCACTCATTTCTTGCCACCTCCCTTGCGGATGGGATCAGTCGCCAAATCGCCGTACCAGACGACGTTGGCGCCGGTGATCAGCACCGCACCGAAGACGACAGGGATGGGCCTGCCCTCTTCCGCGGTAGGAACCTGAACATCGCTCAGGGCCGCAGGTTTGGGTGCAGGCGGTTTGGGGGCCAGGGCGGCACTTATCAGGCTGGTGACCAGCAATACGGCAAGGTATGTAAACGGTTCCATGGTCTTGGCTTCTTAAAAGACACCGGCAGAAAACGGGTTCTTGGGCGGTATGCCCGGAAACCCACCAAAGTTGTTCAAGTTGTTGAACCGGGAGGTGCAAGTTGACGTGGTGTGGTCACAACCGGCGACCAAATCCACCACCTCACCGGTTTGGATACCGACGGGATACAGCAGCTCCACTGAGGAGTCGTCGCTCGCACTGACCATGTGGCGCGCACCGCTGGCCAATTGCAGCCATCCACCAGCCATCGCATTCACCACAGCAGCAGGAACTCCACCCACCATGAACACCCGTCGTGCATCGACTGATTCCACGGTGGCAGTAGCACCAAGCTGGGACGCACCGCAATTCGTGGAATACAACACGTGCGAGCACTTGCGGCTGTACAGCCGACGTAGTCCCACCCGTTTCAGACTGACATGGGCACTCTCACAACGCAAGGTGGCTTCAATCTCCCCCACCTGTGCGCCCAATACTCTGCCCATCCAACGTGTCCCCGCAATCGACCATCCAGAACCCCATGGATCTTTTTGGGCCACGCGAAGGATCAAGGTAATGACATCGCCGCCAGGAGCGGCTTGCATGGCAGCACGCACGATGGGCAGATTGGATTGGACGTTGAGCTCTAGCGCCGACTTGGATGCCTCAGCAGTAAGTGCCAAACGGCTGCGCGCAATCTGCACCGATTCATAGACCCGGCCCGCCAAATCCAGTGCGAACTCATGGGGTGTGTAGTACCAGGCCTCTTCGCTGCGTGCAAACTCATAGACCTCGGCTTCGATGACCGCAGGCACATTGGTATTCGCGTTCATATTTAGTATCCCCCGTAGTAGCTCATGCGGTCATTGCCCCGCGGCTCTGGCAGGGTCACGAAGGACAGTGCAATCTCGACAATGGAGTCGGTGTGCCATGTCAAATCAATGGCGTCATGGGCCAAACGGCAGCGCTGCATGCGCACGATGCGCGCACCCTTGGCTACCAATGCATCCAGAGGGCTGCGCAACACCAACGCATGCAACTCGCCAAATTGAAGTGGGCCCGTCAATGCGTAAAGGACAGCACCATCAGGGTTGTAAATTGCGCAGGCGGCAGGGCGATGCCAAAACGCGGCGAGTCCTGAGCCATCCACCTCCAAATACCCGCTGTCGATGTCTGCATCGCTCTGGACAGTCAGCACAGGCGCAATCCCATCGGGCAGCCATAGACTTCCATACTGGCCTTGCGCCACCCACAGGCGCCGCATCCATTCGGTGTACGCGTCCGATCCAGTGACCAGGTACCTGCGCTCCAAGGTGAGATTACGCACCGGATCCGCACGCCTGATCCAAGCATCTGACACGCTGCTATCGAGCTGGTGCACGGCGGCACTGCTGCTTGCGCGTGGTGAATCGCGCCAATTGCCATCCGGCCAAATGGGAATAGCGTCCAAAAGGGTGTCTGCGGGATAGTCCGGCAGCGTCAGGTCGTTCCATGGCGGGCGCTGAACCTGCAACACCGCAGCAACCTCCCCATTGAAGACTCCCGGCACGAACTGCTCGGCGCCCATGTCTTCAATGCATATCCCTTGCGTCAGGGGTAACACCAGGCTGCCCACCGGCGCACTGCGTGCCAGCGGCTCCATCAACCACAGTACACCGGGTTCTGTAGAGTCAATGCGCCCCAATTGCCAGCCGTCCGGTGCATCAATCCAGACCCATCGATCGCTCAAGTCCCACCCATACAGTCCCCAAGAATCAACCTTTGCGTCCGCAAGCAAGGGGCCGAACGTAGAAATTCGGTCATTCGGGTCCTCCACCGTCAAGGTCCAGGCACCCTGTTCTGCAGCCTCTATCACTCGCACGGCCAATTGCGGCTCGGGCCACCAGGCTCTTCTGGCCATGTGGTCTGCGAGCCAATCTGCTACCAGCGCATCTGATCGGCGACCGTTTCCAACCGAGTAGCGCAGACTGCGTCGGGGCAGCATGCGCAGGGCCTGGCGTTGCTCGTTTCCACTGGCCACCCGCTGCACCGAGGTTTTCCACTCCAGTCGTTCCACCAAGGGCTGCGACCAGTCGTGGCGGAAGGCGAAGACACCCACGCCATCTTCTGGTCCGGCCAGATCACCAAAGGCATCGTAGCCAGCGGCATTGATTCCTGACGATGATGCTTCCTTGCGCAGTACTTCAATCCAAAGTGTCTGGACTTCAGCCATCACGGTGGGCAGCGTGGCAACTTCGGCGACGAACTCCGAAGCACTCGGATACGGTGCGGCGATAGACGCAACCTCCAAGGGCTGTTGACGCAGACTGGTGCGTGCAGCTGGACGCGTCGCACTCTCCAGGCGCTCCCCAACCAGCGCAGTGCGTGCGGCAGCCCGAGAAGCAACTTCAGTGCGGAGGTCCTGTATGACGGGTGCGGTCATGGGGATGGCGCTCCTAAGTGGACTTCAGCACTACGCGGATTCGACACCGAACTCGGCCGCATTGAGCGTGGCCTCGGTCCAGACTGCAGCGCCATTGGGATTGCGCTCAATCACCGCGGTGTTCCAGGCGGCCTGCTCTTGCAGGTTGATGGCTGCAGAGGTGGACGTACTGGCACCACTGACAGCCAAGGCTTTCATGGTGGTGGAGCCAGCGTCAGTCTTGCGCGCAAGGCTGGTCACCTGCACGCCACAAATGGCCGGGGTGCTCATGGTGGGCAGAGCACCGAATCCAAAGCTTTGCCGCTGGCCTGCAGCTGTGGCAGTCAGGACTGTGGCCTCGTCATTATCAGCAGCGATCTGCCAGGGTGTGGCCCCGCTGGGGGTGGGTGCAAACTGGTTGAGCGTGCCTGCCTCATTGGGCAATAACAGATCTACCCTCACATCCCCCAAAAAGGTGTTGTTGATGGTGCCGCTGGTGTCGGCCATGTAGAAGTCATCGATATCCACCGTGGCCAGGGCCGCCTGGCTGGGCACCGCGCCGACGAAGACAGTGAGCAAGGGCCCTGCTCCGTACTGCGTGTTTTGACCCGTGAGGTTGATGGCAATGCTGCCGTTGAGCCGCACTTGCACGACTCCCGCGCCACTGGATTGGGTCAGCAAAAATTCTAGGTAATGCCAACCCCGGTGCGCTGCGGTGGACACCGAAGCCGACAGCAACTGGTCCCACCCATTGGTGCCATCGCGCCGGTACAGGCGCAGACGAGCGTCGTCCCCGAGCTTGACCAGGTACAGCACCTGGGTGCTGGTGTCACGAATGCCCATCAGAACCGGCTCGATGCCACTTCCCGCATCAAAGGGGCTGACGCGAATAGCAGCGCCGACAAGCATGCTGGTCACACCCACGTCCAGATTCTTGACATAGCCACCGCCATTGCCCTGGGGCAAGCGCAAGGCCCAAGACGCGGGGCGGCGCCCGGCAATACGGGTGGCATAGCGGCTGAGGTACGCGGCCTTACCTCGGGCCAGTAGTGGATCTCCCAAGGCGTCCAGCGCTTGTGGGTCGTAATGATCAAATCCATCGATAAATAGCAATGCCATGTTTCAGGTTCCCAATGCGGCGCGTATCGCGCGTGAGTTGCGTCCAATGACGTTGACGATGACCCGCTCACCCGCTGGGGTCTGCAGCTGGTCGTGGATGAGACCGGGATCAACGGAATTGACAATGCGCACAGACTGATTCACCTGAGCCTGAGCTGCAGCCTGTGGTACCAGCCCACCATCCGCAAAAGCCAGGCGGCCCTGGTGCACACGCGGACCCCGCGCCATGCCGTTGATCGACTCCAGCAGCCCTACGCCCACGCGCCGCACAGCGGCAGCTCGCACCACGTACTCTCCGGCCGACAGCCGCGCAGGAATGGAGTCCGAGGTGGAGGTGCCGGGTCCACTGACATAGCCACCGCGCGCAAAGCCAGCGGCAAACAAAGCGGAGACAAAGCCACCCAAACCCCCACCACCAGCACCGGCCGCCGTAGAAAACAGCGACTGCGCCAGCTTCTGCGCCGCGATCTGCCCAATCGCCTGCAAGACCGATCGGGCGAATTGACTAAACGCTTCGCTGGCGGTCGCCGCACCGGTGGCCAGAGACTCAAACATCTGCGCAAAAGCCCCTTCCACCTTCGTGTTGATGGCCACCGCCACGTCATCCACCACCAGCCGGGTGCGCTGCAGCTCGTTGCGCCAGGCTGCCACGCGCGCCACCGCCTCAGGACCAATGGCCGTGGCAGCCTTCTCCATGGTGGGTAGCAGGCGCTCCATCTCGGCCGCCGACTGCTTTTGCACATCGACCAGCTGGGTACGCGCCTGCGATTCGGACAAGAGACCGGACTGCTGCTGCACCCGGATGCTGTCCTGTGCATTGCGCAGCCTCTCAGTGACCAGCTTCCATTCAGATTCCACCGCGTTCAGATTGGCCTGAGCCGCTTTGACATCGATCAGCCGGTCGACTAGGGATACGCCTTGGGTGTCTCCTTGGGCATTCAGTCTCGCTTTGAGATCGGTGAACTGGCGCTCCACCGAAGCACGGCGGTCGCCGTCGGTTCCGGTGTTGGTGATTTGCAGGACCTCATCGCGTACACGGGCCAGCGCGTCGGCGAGTTCTTTCTCGGCCTTGGCTGCTGCGTAGGCATTGACCACTTCGCTCTCAGCACGTTGCAGATTGAGGACCTTGATTTCGCCCTCGAGCTTCTTGACCTCGGCTTTGGCGCGCAGGCGTTGGACTTCGTCCTTGCCATTGGCCGCCACCGAAGATTGGGCAGCGAGTTCTTCCTGACGGGCACGAATCTCCTGGTCAATTGACTGCTGCGCAACCTGCTGCTTGCGGGCGTAGTAGTCCTTGATGGAAATCAGCCGGTCTTCCAGTGACCGGTCCAAGGCGGCCTTCTGCAAATCGAACCCTTGCTTGAGCAGCTTGAACTCGGCCTCCGCCTGCGCCTTGATCACTGCCAGTTTGGCACCGGTGGTGTCCTGGCTCGCAGGTCCCTTACCGGTCTCGCGTTTGACACACTGCCCTCCCACCCATTGGCCACCCGAGACGACGCAAGCAATACGCTGCATGTCATCAGTGGGTTTGCCCTCGGGCTGCTTCGTCTGCGGCCGTTTGGATTCGGTCAGTGATTTCAGGCGACCCTGGGCGGCGGCCAGTTCACCTTCCCATTGGCCCAGGTTCTTGCGCAGCGTGGCCAGCGCCTGTTCATTGAATTGGATCTCAATAGGCAAAAAAGGGACGGATGTCTTGCCCGTTTGCAGTTTCTGGCGGGCGCCCTCAACCAACTCTTGCAAACGTTGGATCTCGCTTTGCGCTTGGCTGACTTCGGTGCCATTGAAAAGCAAATTGCCCACGCCTCCCAAACCCACCCAGAGTGCCTTGAGTTTGCCGCCATCGGCAACCGCTTCGCGCATGGCATTGCTGATGTTGATCAGCTCGGGCAGGAATTCCCGCGCCAAGGAGATCCCCAGGGCCGACGACGAAGCTTTGAGGGCGGTCAGGTTGTCGTTAAAGACTTCGGCCGATTGGGCGGTCTCGGTGCTGAGTTTGAGGCCCAGTCGCTCGGCCTCCGCGGTGAGCTGAGAAATTCCAGCGGCACCTTGGTTCAGGAACGGAATCATGTCCATTCCGCTCTTTCCAAACAGCTTCACCGCCAGCGAGGTCTTGACCGCCCCGTCTTCCAGGTTGGCAAAGACATTCGCCACCTGCAGCAGCACGTCCTGGGTGGACTGCATGCTGCCATCGGCATTTTTCACCGAGATGCCCAAGGCATCAAAGACCAGCGCACCGTCCCCAATACCGGTATTGGCCTCGGTCATCAGTTGCGACAGCCCCTTGATGCCCTTTTGTAAAGTCTCCAGACTCACGTCCGAGAGCTGGGCCGCAAAGCGCAGAGTCGACAGGGCTTCGACCGAGATACCGATTTTTTGCGAAAGCTTGTTGAGCTCGTCGGCGGTGTCGATGGCGTGTTTGACCATCGCCACAAAGCCCACGGCCGACAAAGACACGCCCAGGCCCGCCAGCAGGCCTTTGACCCGCTCGGACTGGTCGCCCAGCTTGGCCAGGTTGTCGCGGACGGAGTTGAAGGCGTCCCTGGTCTGGTCCACCGCCGTGATCAGGATCTGCGCACGGTTGTTGGCCATCAGGTTTTCTCCAAAGCCCGTTCAATCGCTTGTACCAGTTGCGGTAGGCTGCCCTGCACCGCATCCACCAATCCCAAGCGGCGCTGAAGGTTGACGCGCTTGACCAGCACAGCGATGGGCACTTCCTGCCCGCGCTTGATCTTTTTGGCACCAGTACGACCGCGCTCTGCCCGCTTGAACCGAGTCAGTGCCGTTGCGTTCTCCTGAATGTTCTCGGCCATCAGGATGACCTTGCCGCCCTTCTTGATGAAGAAGGCATTGCCCGAGCGCATCAAGGCATCCACCAACTTGGCAAATTGCTTCGGCCCCATCCTGTTGGGCAGCAGCGGAATCAGCATGTTGCCGCTCACGGTGCCGCCGGTCTCGTGCAGACCCAGCCAAGGGATACGGCTGCCAATCAGGAGGTCCGGGAGCCGCTCGGGCTTCTTGTCAAGAACTTTGGCCTGCATGGAATTCACAAATCCGGCGCGCGCGACTTTGAAGGTGGCACGCATGCGGGCACGCGCAGCATCGCGAACCTCAACACCCCCAGCCTTCATCCCCTGGGCGACTGCAGTGCGAATGGCCTTTTTGCGCTCGGTGGTCCAGGCGGCCAAGGTCCCCGGATCCAGCAGTCCGGCCTGGGTCAACGAGAGTTTCATGAAGGGGCAGAAAAAGTTTCAGGGGTTAGGGGTCGTGGGTCAATTCGCGGCGCAAGCGGTCCATCGCGGCCTTGTCACCCTGCGCAGCCACGGCATGCAAGGTCAGCAGCTTGGCCAGCTGTTCGCGCTCCAGGCGCTGGTGGGCTTCCAGAAAGGCACCCACTTGGCGCACTGTGTAGTGCAGGATCTCGCTGTAGCGGTGGCCGTTGCGGATCAGCTGGGCAAGGGCGTCGTCCCAAGCGAGGTGGTGACGGTCCTTACCTTGATCGCGGCCTGTTGAATCGCCGGAGCGACCCGGCGCACGAAAAAATCCGCATTCACCTCAAACACTGCTTCCGCCAGGCGCACCGCATCATCCAGCTGCAGGGACTCCACCCAGACCAGGTCGCTGCGCGCGGCCAGGGCCACCGCCTTGAGCACGGCCCGGCCATGCACCGCCAGCAAGGACAGCCAGTCCGGGTCTTCGGAAAAGACCTCCGCAATCGGCTGCACCGCGGCCAGAAACTGCGGCAGCTCACCGACCCGCAAAGGGGTGATTTCCACCGTGGTGCCGGCCACGGTGAGCAGATGCGACGCAATCGGCAAGGTATCGATAGAGTCCATAGGGGACCTCACAGCAGAACGATGCGGCCAAACTGGCCCAGATCGCCACCGACCGGCTTGGTCAGGTCGGCCAGCACCTGACCGGAGAGCTCAAACTTAAGCAACTCTTCGGTGATCACCGAGAGCTCCTTGGCCGGGTTGATGGCCACGCGGTACAGGTCAATCACCACCTCGCGGTTGCCGTCGGCCGTGTTGAGCCCTTCAAAGCGCACCCAGCGTTCCGGCAGGGCCTGGGTGAACATCGCAGTGCTGCTGGAAGCGCCATAGGCATAGTCCACGGTGAAAGGCTCCACGTAGGGCCCGCCATTGGTGGTATCCAGGAATACCAAAGAGCCGTGCTTGCCATTGACCGTGTACTGGTCAGCGGGCAAAACCTGAGGTGTCGGACTGGAGTCGCTGACCACCACCGTACTCGCGTTCTGCTTTGCCAGCAGGTAGAGGTCCCCCGGAATAAGGGGATTGGGCATAGGCTCTTCGGTGACCGTGCCGGCAGTCATCACCGTGGTGTGACCATACAGGGCCAGTCCCAGGTTGACCTGGATGAGTTCTTCCAGGGTGCAGGAGAACTCACCCTTTTTGGTTTTGATGAGCTGCAAGTCGATCAGGCGTTGACCACTGACCGACTCGTGGTGCTCCATGGTCTCGACCGACAGGGCCACTTTGAGTTCGGGCACATTGCCCACGTACTTGAGCCCTTGCGGCTCACCGAGCACCGAGCGCTCACCGATCCAGACACGGCCTTGGCCAGAAAAATAGGGCATTTGTAGCTCCTTGGGTTAGGTTGATTTAATTTGGTTAGTGGGGCAATCCGGCTCAACCCACCTGGGTCAGGTCAGCCGCCAGGGTGCGGTAGCGAATCTCGTACGGCGCCGGCACTGCCAGCGATCCGGCATCAAGGTCGTCGGTGTCCCAATCGGCTTCCACTTCACGGATTCCGAGTGAAAGCCCCTCCAGGTTGGGCGACTGCATCAGGGCCGCGTGGGCCAGGACCAGCGCACTGTCAGCCTGGTCCCACGCCAAAGGGCCATGGGCCACCACCGTCAATCGAATGCGCAGGCTGCGGTCCACCACGGCATTGGCATGGGCCTCAATGCTGTCGCCGTCCAGGGTGAGCAGCACCGTCACACCGGCCTCGCGCGTGACCGGCACAGTTGGTGGACGAATCACAGGAACCGGGACCACTGCGCTGGTCACGCACTGGAGTACCGCACGCACGATGCGTTCACGCACAGAGAGCGTCATACGGGTCTTAGAGCTGGGTCAGCGAAGCCTGGACCTCACTGCCCTCAGCCATCTGGCGAATCTCAAGCACGCGGTAGTTCTGCCCTCCGATGTCAAGCACCATGCCCGGGGCCAGGTCCGGCCACCAGGCACGGGGATAGCGCATCGTGTAATTCCGGCTCAGCCCCAGCCCACCCAGCACCTCCTCGTCGGGCGCACGAAAATCCACCAGGACCTCCCTGCTTCCGATGCGGGCGGGTGTGAGCAGACCGGCGTTGGCGGCCGCCAGGTACAGAAACTCCGCGCTGAGCATCAGGTCATCGTCAGTTTGACCAGCACACCGGGGCGATGGCACATCGGCAAGGGATTGCTTTGGGTGTGCAAGTCGGTACCCCGCTCAAACTTACGCGGCTCCTGCTTGGCGTACAGCGGCTGGCCCAGGGTGTTGGCGGTCTCGTTGAAGTCGGCCGGTGCGTAGTAGGTGCTGAAGGTGTCGATCGTGCCCAGGGGAAAGGCATGGGCTTCACCGGCCGCAATAAAGCGCCGGGTTACGCCGTTGACATCCGTGGCCTGGCCGCGGTACTCCTCGAAGGTCACCCCACCAAAGGTGAAACCCGCGCGCATGTCGTCGATCAGCACGGCACGCTGCTGGCTGTAGGCAAAGGCATCCTTGACTTTGGCATGGTCGGTCAGTGCATCAAAGAACTCGGGCGAGCACAGGCAGTGCACGCCGGTCATGAATTCGCCCTTCAGGTTGTCCTCAAAGTGGCGCAGCACATCGGCACACTTTTTCTTGACGTTGGCATTGGCATTCGCCAGATCAAAGTTGATCGTGGTCGGCGTGATGCCGAACTCGTCGAATAGGTCATAAATCACCGAGCCGTCGGCATCCAGGATCACGCCCTTCAAAGCCCCCATGCGCAGGTGCTCCAGGGTGATGGCGTGCTTGTTGCGCATGGTCAGCAGGTGGCGTGCCATGACCGAGGCAATGGTCTCCATCTCGGTCTCCGAACCAAAGGTCCGGATGCCCTGCACTTCTTCGGGGAGCACCACATCGTCATGCGGGATGTGGGTGATCACGAAGGAGCGCATGGCGCGCTTGCCGCGGCGACCCACGGTGCCGGGCGAGCCCGGGGGCATGGACGGCAGCAGGTTGAGCACGCCGTTTTGCTCTTCCACCAGGATCTGGCGGGTGCGCACTGGCTTGTCGGGGAACAGTCCCAGGGCTTCGATGCGGCCGAAACGGTTGGGAATGATGTTGATGGCCGAGGTCAGCGCCGCCATCGAAAACGCAGGGGTATTGAACGGGTTGTTCATGGGGAGTTCTCCTTCTGGTGTGGTGGGGGCTTAGGCAGCAGCGCGAATCAAGATCCCGCGGGCTTCCAGGGTGGCGGTGGCCACGACTTTTTGCTCGCTTGTCGTGCCGGCTGGCCAGACCACGGCGTGGGAAGCCACGACGCCATGGCGCGCCAGGATGGCCACGTCATCACGCTCGATCAGGGTGGCGTCGCAGGACTGCAGCAACACCCCAGCAGGGTGTTCCGAGCCATCGGTGGCAAGGGGATCGAATCGCTTGATGCGGCCGGTCGCTGTGACCCGCCCCACTACCGCACCGAGTTCCAGGTTCTGTCCGGCGGCGACCGTGATTTGTTCGCGCGAATAACGCAGGCTGCTTTCTTCGTACTTGAGCAGATCGCCCAGGTTCACGGGTTCGTGCAATGTGGTCATGGCTTAGTCCTTTGCGGTGAGTTTTTTGACGGCCGCCATCAGCGGGCTTGGGTCGGGCGATGTCGCTTTGGCAGCGGCATCGGGATGGATGACCGACGAGATCTCCGGGCTTTGGGCACGGCCTTCGAGCAGCGCTTTGCGGACCTGCTGGGAATCCGCGCCCGAGGCCAGGAAACCCACAATGCGCTGGGGCTGACCCGCGAGCTGGCAGAGCTCGGCAATGGCGAGCGCATCCGCACGGGCCAACTGGCTGGCTTGGACACCCGCCTGGGCCGAGACCTGGCGCAAGGCCGCCTCAGCGGTGGCGGCGTCCGGTGCTACAGGTGCAGATGGGGATGCCGGAACCGACACGGATTCAACGGGTTCGGCCAGGGGTGCGGCAACGGGCGCCACGTCCGTCGGCGGCTTGGGTGGGTCGACCTTGTCTTCGGCCACCGGGGGTTGAGTTTCCAGACTCATAAGGGTCTCCTTGGGGGTTGGTGCGGAATGGGACAAACTCAGGCCCGTCGCATTCCGCGAACGACGTACCGTCAAAAATTGAGAAAGATCACTAAGCGCCTGGTCCAGATTTCCCTGGACATCGGCCAGACCCGCAGCCACGGCCTCGGGCCCGAAATACAGTCCCGCCTGGGTCGAGCGCACAAAGCGCGATTCCAGGTTGCGCATAGCGGCGACGTGGTCGACAAACAGGCCGTACAGGCGGTCGACCTCCGTCTGCAACCGGGCCGATGCTGCGGGGTCCAATGGCTGGTGGGGCGAGAGGTCGTTCTTCTGGTCACCGGCGGTGATCGCTGTGAAGCGGTAGCCCTCCTGGGCATCGCGCACCGTCTGGTCCACATGCATGGCGATCACACCGATCGAACCCACACCGCCGGTCTGGGTGACGTAGATCCGAGAGGCAGAGCAGGCAATGGCATACGCCGCAGAAAACGCGGAGTCCGCGGCCACCGCCCAGATCGGCTTGATCGCATCGGCCGCACGCACACGTAGGGACAGGTCGAAGACACCTCCGGCCTCGCCACCCGGCGAATCCACGTCGAGCACGATGGCGGCAATCGAGGGGTCGTTGACCGCATCGTCCAGCGCCATGGCAATGTCGGCATAGGACGTCAGTCCCGACGCCGCTTCCAAGCCCACCGAGCGCCGTACCAAGGTCCCGTACACCGGGATGACGGCGATGCCAGTGGGAGCCGATGCCGCTGTACGCGCCATCGGGATGGGTACTGCTGCAGCGGGTTCAGGCCAATCGATGCGGTTGCCCAGCACCGACAGGATCACATCCAGCTTGGGGCGGGCGATCAGAAGCGGCGTGCCATAGAGACGGCTCGCAATATGTGCAAGTTGCATGGTCGGGTTTCTTTCAAAGTCCGAAGAAGGACTTCGGGTGTTTGGCGCTGGGCTTCAGAACCCAGCCAGACGAATTGCTGATCGCTCCCACTGGCCTATCACGGATTGGGTTTACTCAACCAGCGGCGTTGTTGAATACACTGCAGCGCTGGGCTGGGGCACGGCACTGGGTGCCATCTGGTCATGCCGCGGATCCGAATCAAAGACCAGACCCAAGCCATCGGCCCGCGCGTTGTCCGCAGCAATCTCACGGTCCATGTCTTCGGCGTCGTAACCGTTGGACGAAATGGCTTCTGACCGTGACATCAGTCCCGAACGGATTGCTGCCTTCATGGCATCAATTTCCTTGAGCGGATCGACCCACTGCCAGCCCTGCGGAATCCACTTCACGCCCTGGTACTGGCGCCGGGTCTGTGGATTGCCTGCAGCAAACCCTGGCAGGTTCAGTGCCCCTTCCAGCACCGCCTGGTCCATCCACGCCTGCCAGATGGGTCGACACAGCTGGTGCACGATGACACCATGCTGCAGCGACTCCACGCGGCGGCGAAACTCCAGCAGTCCGGCTCGGATGCTGGAGTAGTTCACCTGTGTCAAGTCACCAGTCAACTGCTCGTAGGTCACACCCATGGCAGCTGCCACGGCACGGAACTGCATACGCAAAAAGTCCGAGTACGAGCCGCCCACATCCGCCGGTTGAGAAAACTTGATGTCCTCCCCCGGCTCCAGCATCTGCATGGTCCCCGGCTCCATGCCCGCCAATGCAATGCCATTGGCATCCGACAGTCCTTCTCCGAGCAGGTTGTCGTCCGGTGCCAGGCGGTCC